GATGCTGATAAATGACCTTGATGGGCTTGACGGATACGGGAGTCAGCACAGCGGAACCGGCAGGCTTCTGGCCGCCCTCGCCGACGATGGACACCTCGCCGTCCAGGTTAAAGGTGAAAATATCGTATCCGCTGAAAGCCACGGGCATCTGCTTCGCCAGCTTGATGATGGTGGAATGGCCGTTGACAAGGGAGTAAATCTCCTTAACAACAGCCGCAGGGAACATACCGTTCATAGTAGACTTGTTTGCCATAATAAATTATTCTCCTCTCAAAGAATGAAGCATTTCAGCCAAGGCGGCATCATTGTTATTTGCCGGGGGCTGAGTGCTGGGATTGTACAGGGGCGCTGCGCCCTGTGCGGTCTTGAAAATGGTTGCCATGGATTCGGCATCCTTGCGGATATCTTCCTCCGTTTCACCGGCAAGCCGTTCGGCCATAGCGCTGGGAATTCCAAGTTCCTGGGCAATCCGCATTTTTACCGAGGTGGTCTCGTGGCCCTTGACTTTCTTTTCCAGATCTGCCTTTTCGCCGGTCAGGGTGTTCACCTGTGTTTCAAGGCTTGCAACCTTACCCTTGAGGTCATCGTAATCGGCATATTTGGCGGTGATGGTATCACGCTCACGCTTCAACCGTGCGCCAATGGCCGCATCGAATTCCTCCTGTGTGTTGATGGGTGTAAATTCTGCCATAATAAAAATCCTCCCCACTTAACCCGGTGGTATCGGTAATGTATTTACTACGGGTTGCCCCGTTAGTAGCTGATTTTTTGCTTTCGTTTTTCCTTTTGTTCGCTGCACTTCCAAAACGCCAAAATCATGCTGTCCATCAGTTCGATTTTCGCCACGTCCAGAATGGACTTGTAACCAAAGCCGCCATTGGTGCCGATGGCACGCTTTTCGCAGTTGCTCACGATCTGCACAAGGGACGGCTGGGCCATGTGGCACAGCTGCTTGGCATACATGGCCTGCACAAAAGCGGCGTTGGCCAAAATCACTTGCTTTACGCTGGGCATGAGCGGCTGTTTCAGATGCAGGCGCTTCATTCCGTCCGCAAGTAATTGCTGGCCGTTGGCACCGTCAACGACAACGGTGTCAACATCTGCCCGGGATAAAAAATCAAGCAACCAGCCATCGCCCGCACGCATGGGGCGACAGTCGATTGCTTCGACGAAGATCTGACCGGCGGCGGTTTTGACAGCAATGGACATTGCCACGCTGTCGCCGTCATGGCCATATTTAATTCCGACGAACAGTTTGCCGGTGAACTTAGGCAGGGAATCGCATTTCAGTTCTTCCCATTCTGCCTTGCTTATGGCCGACTTTTGGTTATAGCGCAGCCACAGGCCCAAACGCTGAATATTGAAATCAATGGGGTCAGATCCAACCTCATCCAATACTGACCGTTCGGTAAAGATGGTGCCCAAGGAGGGGTTGGTCTGATACCACGCCTCTTTGTCCTTGGGATCCGTCATTTCGTCCACCGACCATTCGGCCCACCCGGTGTTGACGGTTTCACCCTGCAAGGCCGAATTTCGCATTTTCAGGAACACGGTGCCCGATGAAACAGGGGTGGGCGGTGTTCCGCAAAACAATGTCTGCGGGTTCTTACTGTCCGTAACCACATATTTCAGGGCGCTTTCCTGGTCGTCCGAATATTCCTGGGCTTCGTCAATGACCAAAAGGTCGAAGCCCTCGCCCAGACCACCCTTGGAAGAACGGGTGCGAAAATCGATGGTGCCGCCACCTTCACACAGCAGAACGATGCGCTCAAGGCCCATCTGTTTGGAATAAGTGTAATGCTTATCGTACTTTTCGCCCCGCTTGAGGCGGGTAACTTCGATGTATCCCGCAGCATCCAGCAAAGCGGCAAGCCGCCGGGATGCGCTGGCGCTGGTCGTTGTACGGTGGGCAGTATGCAGGATCCTTTCGCCGTGGGTCAGGCCGTACATTTCCCGAATAGCGACAATTTCATTTTTGCCGTTACGCCGGGGGACGGCATATCCGTATTTGGTATGCACCCACAGGCCCTCATCATTGACTGCCAGAATGTCATACATCTGGATTTCCTGCCATTCCTGGGCAGTGCGCCCCGTGGAGTTGTAGAGGTCAATGGATTCTTGGCCGTGGGTCTGCGTATAAGGTAAAACGACGGATTGTGTGGGGGTCTGGCGGCCTTTGCGTGGCTCGTCCATCTGTGACCCTCCTTGTTTTGGGCATGAAAAAAGCACGGTGCAAAAATACGCATCGTGCTTTTCAGTATTTTACAGTAACTTTACAGTTCGATTTCCCGGCGCATGGCAGCAAACATTTCGTCCACGCCCATATCGTCCAGATAGAACAAATCGCCATCCTCGAAACGGTTCAGCGCAGCTTCGTCGGCATTATCGGCATATTCAACCACAAATGCACCATAGGAAGTCAGGCACCCCAGCGAAATGATTCTGCCATCTTCCAGCTTGAAACAAGCCCGGTCGCCGATGGTGATTTCAGTATACAATTCAGCGAAACGCATTCGCAGCGTATCAGCCATCAATTTCATTTCCTTCGAGGTCATAACGATGTGTTCCTCCTTTCCCTGTCGATATCTTGTAATAAGCGCCGCCGTGGTGGCTCCGTGCCGCTGGATGGTATTGCAAAAGGCCACCATCTTCAAAATTGACCTTATACCCGCCGCCGTCCGCAAATGGAATGTTTTTCAGCGATCCATTTTTCAGCGGCTTCACCTCCAACCCCTCGGCTTCCAGTTTGGCCTTGAGGCTTGCGGGGGTAAATGATGCCAACCGCTTGGGATGATCTGCCAACGACTTGGCAAGGCTTGTCAAACCGAGTTGCTTTCTTGCCATCAGTTTAGCATATTCCTCTTCGGATTGCCACTCTTTTGTGTGAACATTTTGGATTTTCCCGCTTCCCGGGTTATAGTCAACCGTGCATCGGCAGCGTTCATGCCGCCGGTACACATCAGGCGGGACACGGGGATAATCGTATTCGCCCTCCAAGCGGGAACACCATTCACAGCACTTTCGTTCAGCCTGTCGAATGATCCGGGGCCGCAGTCCAGACTTTCCTTGGAAACGGACATTGACCTTTAGGGTATCATCCACAACGGCCTGCGAATAGTTTTTCACAGGTTCATCCAATACCCACGCCACATCGTCGAAACTATCCGCAGCAGATACTTTGTTGACGATGCCCTCAATGCGGTCGTTATTTACCGGGGCGGTTTGGGCCTTGAGATGGATGCCCGCCTTTTTGTTCAGGGCGGTCTGCACTTGCGCCGCCGCATCTGCGATAATGGCATGATCTTCCTCCAACAGCGGGCGCAACACCCGGTCGGCAATATTGAAATACATCTTGCCGTCAGGCAATACCGCAGAGGAAAGATGTTCGCCAAAGGCTTCGGCAAGCGCCGCACCCACTTCATAGGCGTATTCTTCCGCTTCGATGTAGGTGGCCGTCCCGTCCTGAATGGCCTTGTACAGCTTAGCAATTTTCGGGCTGGTGCTGACTTTATGCGTAAAGCTTTCACGGATCTCCTCCAGTAGCCCAGGGGCAATATCGTCCATGTTCGCCCTCCTTACTTATCGGGGCGAATGCCGGTTAATACGCTCAGATTGCGTTCGTTAAAGTAACCGGGAACGGCCTGATTGATTTTGATGGCACCATCGCCAATACTGGAAAGCATGGCAGCATCAGGTTCAAAGACAGGCTCCCAAATGGGGGTGGACAAATAGAATTGTTCACGCTTATACGGGAAATTGTCACGCACACAGGCGGCAACATAGCCAACATTCAGGAAACCGCTGCCGAAGGTCTTTTGTGCTTTGCGGGCAGTCAAGCGGAGGCTTTCGTGTGCGGCCTTGATGGCATCGGCGCTGCTGGGGTTGTCTGTGACAAAGCCCAAGTCGTCAAGGGTCAGGCCGGTTTCCGCACTAAACAAGGCGGCGAAAGTCCGCAACTGATCCATGTACGGGGTCATTGTCTGCTGGGTAAACTGGCCAAGGCTGGGGCTGTCCCCGTCCTCGTCCTTCGTAAATGCAAGGAAACTGGACATTGTGGCTTTCCATGCTTCAAAAGCAGTATCCCCATCGTCAGAATCGTTTGCAAGGCCGGTGATGTACCGCTGCGGGAAGCTGTAAAATTCCGCACTCACTTCGGAACGCAGCAGGGTACGCAATGCGCCCTGCATGATGCTCATACACGCCCGGGAAATTCTGGAATGGCCAAAGGGCCGCTTGGCATCAGGCCGGTACACGATAGGAACCAGCAGCGGATACAGGCTTTTGTGGATGTCCCTGCGGAACATTTTGCCGTTTCGGTAATATTCGGTCACACCGGGAAGGAAATACGCCTCAATGTCAGGCTCGTTGTTTGCCTTCCGGCTGATAACCGCATACCCCTCGGAAAGCAGGCCGGTGATGGGGTCGCTGATACCTGTGGCATCGCTTCCGTCAATGACTTGCAGGCGGGGGAAGCCGCTAAGATCCGGGGAAATGTAAACGAAAGAACACGATGCAATCAGGGAGCCGAGGATGGCGCTGTCAAACAGCACATCGCTGTTGTTCATCCTGAAAATAGTGTTCATGTCAAAGTTGTCGTTTCCGAATTCCCAGAAACACAGCCGGTCGCCCAGGCAGTCAACCGCTTTTCCGCACCAGCCCAGCACCTCGCCCATGTACATGAACTCTTTGGGAATCAGGGTGCGGAAGTAGTCAACCCCATTTTTCATTTCGTAGTATTTGTACCGCTTCTGGATCCGCAGTCGCTTCGTTGACAGCAGATTCCTGAGGTACATCATTCCTTTGTACTCTGCCATAGATCCTCCTTGTGATTCAGATATAAACTTCTCAGCGAGAAATATTCCCAGTACGCCTGGGGAAGGTCGGAAGCGGGAGGGGGAGGGTGGTATGCCCCCTATTTGCTTCGGTAGGCCGTCCAATCACAAGACTGCGGCAGAACACGGTTGGAAATCGTTTCCTCGTTTTCGGCCTTGCTGTGGCGCCCCAGTAGCTTATCGGATTTTTGGCGGTTACAAGTCCAATGCGCAAGCTGGAGGTTGTCCAGGTCGCTCGGATGGCCGCCTTTGGCCACGGGGATAATATGATCGATGCATGGCGAAAGTGGGTGGGGGTACTTCATGCCAAATTCCACGGGCTTGCCACAGATCCCACACACAGTCTGCGTTGCATAGATCTTCTTTTTATTCCGTTCAAATGCAAGGCGGTGGGTGCCATCCTTATCTGGGCGGTTTCGCTTGTTGGCCATGCTGTGATGCCTCCCTAAGGGTATGAAAAAGAGGCCCGGGGATGACCCCAGACCTCTTGTGCAGTTTTCATTTGTGCCATTGTAGCACATCGAAGTCTAAAAATCTTCCAGTTTTTTTCCGATTTTATATTTCACAACAGCCATACAGAGAAATTGTGAATCGCCGAAGCGCAGCATCTTTCCGGTTATACACCTGGCTTTTTTCGATTCCCAGTTCTCCGCAGAGCCTGTCCACATTCCCTTTGGCAGGATTGATGTAGAATCTATCGAGGATCAGGCGCTCTTCTGCGGTCAGGATCTCCAACCCAGCATCAGCCAGAGCCACCCACTTCTGAGCCTGCTCCAGAGAACGTTCTAACTCTTCACGCCGGACGATATTGGACAGGTACATATCTTCCCGGCCGGAACCACCGCCCTGTACAGGGTTACCATCAGCTGTTGCACTGCGGATACTCTGCATGGCAGATTCCAGACGTTTGATTTCCTCGGGGATGTTCTGTAGGG